CTTCAGGAGAACGAACCCGACGAGTGGTTCTTTGTGAACATGCCTGCCCTCGCCTTCGATGATGAACTGAGTCCTGACTATGGAGATCCGGGGCGTTGCGTCTTGGGTCGTGAACCTGGAGATCCGTTATGTCCGAGCCGATTCACGAAGACAGCCTTGGAGGAGTTGAAAGGTTCGGGGGAGGGCCTGCTATGGTTCAACTCACTTTATCAGGGGGTGCCCCGAGTGGAGGCAGGCGGGATTATCTCCAAACCATTTCATTACTTCTCCAGTCGAATGCGCGGACCAACTCTCGAATACCGCTTGGACTCCGGGGAGATCATCCCCGACTTCAAGCTCCACAAGTTCGCAACGGTCGACCTAGCAGCGACGATGAAGGAGAGGTCGGACTTCACGGTGTACGCCGTGTGGGGCGTGACTCCCGGACCAAACAGGAAAATGTTATTACTCGCCTTGCACAGAGAGCGGCTCGAATCCTCGGATCATGAGGAGCGGGTGAACATGTGGACGGCGATGCATGATCCTAAGTATGTGGGTATCGAGGACCGTACGTTTGGTACGTCTCTGATCCAGACGTTGAAGAAGCGTTCCCGTATTCGGGTGAAGGCGTTGAAGGCTGACCGGGATAAGGTGATGCGTGCTCTTCCGTTTGGCTATCTGATTATGGAGGGTAAGGTGCTGTTCCCGGAGGATGCCCCGTGGTTGGAGGCCTTCGAGTCTGAGTTGTTGGACTTCCCAAATGGTCGCCATGATGACATGGTGGATTGTGCTGGGTATGCTGCTATGGAGTTTGAGGCTATTCCTCGTGACCGTAAGATGCCGCAGGAGCGTGCTACGAACATCCATGAGCGGGTGGAGGAACATGTGGAGAAGAAGATTAAGGCTAAGAAGAAAGCTAAGTTGCAGCGTGTGCGTTACCGTTAGTTGTGCTACAATCCAAGGTACCGCAACTTAGGAGATACTATGCCCATACGTGAGATTCCTGGCTACAGTCCGCACGCTACCGGAGACGGATGCTTCTTCCTTAACTCTCATCAGCTTCTTATCAGCGATGAGGTGACTGGTGTGAAGCGCCGTGAACGTATCTTCACGACTGATGAGTACATTACGGAGCATCAGTTTGAGACCATTGTAGAGTTCTCGGAGCGTTTCGCTATCGAGATTGCTGGCGCCCTCGGCTGGGTTTCTGAAGGTAAAGTTCATCGTTTGGACCAGCGCATTGACGAACTAGGTCAGATAGCTAACGATGCTCTTAAGCGAATGGATGAGGCTGAGACCGCTGGCCTTATCAACATGCGTCAGGCCTCTGAGGCTGTCGAGCGTGCCAACGTGGCTGAGCTGCGTGCGGCTGAACTTGAACTCGAAGCTAAAGATTACGCAGGAAAGATGTCCGCTCTTAACCGAAAGGTAGCTGCCGCTGAACGGAAGGCCAAGAAACTCGCTTCCGAGAAGAACGTGGTAGGATAGTCCTCTATGGCACGTACCTTGACTCCCGCCCAACAACTAGAGAAGGATGAGGAGGAGAAGTTTAGCGCCGCCTTTATTCTTCGGCGGTACCAACAGGGTCTCCTGGGCATCCAGAACCGCATCTCCGACTACTGGCTGAACCATGCCTTTATGCTTGGGTATCAGTGGACGTTCGTTGAGGAGCGCACTGGTCTGGTACGTGAGGTTCCGCAAGAACCTGAGCGTGAGCAAGTGGTCATTAACAGGATTTGGCCGAACACTCGCATCATCATTTCTAAGCTGACTCAACGTGAGCTTACCTTCATTAACTTGCCTTCGAGTGCGGACGACGGATCTATCCGGGCTGCACGCATCGGTGAGTCTATTATTCGTTCCACGTCTGATGATCATAACTGGGAACAGATACGGGAGAAGGCCGCTTGGATGGCGTGGAAGGGCGGCACTGCCGCTATCGCCGTCGAGTGGGACTCGTCGGCTGGCCACGTCACTGTGGGCGCAACTGAGTCGAGTGCTGAGGTTCGTGGCGGCGATACTGTCGAAACGGTTCTGGGCATCGCAGACTTTGTTGTCGAGCCTGGTGTACGTGACGCCGAGACCGCAAGGTACTGGATTAAGGCTGAGGCTCTGCCGCCTCAGGTTGTCCAGTCCATTTACAATATGGAAGACGAACCCGAGTCGGACGTTCTTGCAGGTTCCTCGGGTCTCATGAAGAAGCTGATCTCTACTAGCGGTATCGGCAACTCCACTTCCCCTGGAGGCGCCGGTGATAGCCTCACGTTGGTGTTGACGTACTATGAACGCCCGAACGCTTACAGCCCTAATGGCCGTTGCGCTGTCGTGGTGGACGGTGCGATTGTGGAAGGCGAGGACCCTGAGAGGGGTGTCGAGATGGCTTGGCCGTTCCCTTGGACCGACCGCTTGAACTTCGCTATCATCCGGGAAACTGTCGTGGAGAACGAGTGGACCGGGCAAACTATTCTGAGTATGGCTCGTGGCGTGCAGGCGACGTACAACGCTGCGTGGTCTTCGATCGTTGAGCATATGAAGCTCGCAGGTAACGCACGTCTCGCTGTGCCTGAGTCGAGCATGGATCTGATGGATGAGTTCACTGATCTTCCTGGTGAGATCGTTCCGTTCGATGATAGCTCTAATCCTCCTTTCTATTTGCAGCCCGCTCAGCTTCCTGCGTGGCTTATTGATACGCCTGTGAACTTGGCTATGCAGATGGATGACATCATGGGTGTTCACGATATTTCTCGTGGCTCTTCGCCTGCGAACGTGGAGTCGGGTTACGGTCTGTCTATTTTGGCGGAGCAGGACTCGACGCCGGTGGGTCGTCTGTCTAAGGAGATCGCTCGTGCGTTTGGCCGTGTGGCCCGTATGGTGTTGGAGCTGATGGAGGACAACGTCACGTCGAAGCGTGACAGTATTGTGTCTGAGAGCGGCCAGCCTCCGCAGACCACTGAGTGGTCAGGTAAGGATTTGCTTGGTCAGGTCCGGGCGCATGTTCCGTTGGAAAGTATTGTTCCTCGTAACCGTGCAGCGCAGTTGCAGTTGGCTAAGGATTTGCAGGCCGGTGGTTTGGTTGAGACTCTTGACCAGTTTATGGCGATCGCAGAGTTGGCTGACGCTGACCAGATTTTGGAGAAGGTTGACCCGGATACGGCTCGTGCTCGACGTGAGAATCATGGGTTCCGGGCTAGCCGGGGTTCACATCCCGCTGAGTACGACAACCATGAGATCCATGTGCGTGAGCACAACATCTTCCGTAAGTCGCAGGCGTATGAGATGATGCCTTCGGATGAGCGTGAGATTGTGGACATGCACATCGAGGGCCACGCTGTTATGGCTGCCGGTGAGGCCGGTGACATGGATGGCATGATGGAGAATGGTGGCCCGACGTTGGCTGCTGCGCCTACAGCCGCTGAGGCTCCGATGCCTCCTGGTCTGGCTGAGATGATGGCTGGTGGCCCTGAGGGTGCCGGTTTGCCTGGCACTGGCGCAGAGGGCTTTGTTGATGATACAATGACCGGAGTGGCTCCGCCACTTGTTTAACTACCGCACAAGGATGATTCATGTCTGAAGATCAAGCTCAACCTGATTCGGTTGAGGAAGCTCTGGCCGCCCCGGTCACGACACCGCTGAGTGACCCGCCTCCCGTAGCCGCTGACCCGGCGCCGGAGGAGGGTGACTGGTGGTCTAACCCTGAGACTGCTAAGTCGATGGTGAAGGATTTGCGTGAGGAGGCTGCGGGTCACCGTGTTAAGAACAAGCCTTACACTGAGAGTTTCAGTGGCTATAGCCAGCAGGAACAGGAGTACCTGTTGAATGTTGTGCGTATGGCTAGCAGTGAGGATACTGGTACTCGGGCTAAGGCTGCTGAGGAGTTCGCTTTCTTAGCTAAGCAGTTGGGTGGCGAGGAGGCTGCTGTTGAGGCTATCGCTGACGCAGCGGATGATTCTGAGGCTGCTGCACCTGAGGCTCCTGCGGTGTTCTCCGCTGATGACGCTCAGGCGATGATTGATAAGTCGCAGGCTGACGCCGAACACAAGATGGCTGTAGCTAAGCGTGTCGCTGAGATCAAGACTACGATGGTTGAGTCAGGGTTCCAGGAGGATACTATCGAGTGGGAGTCGGTTATGGTTGTTGCTCGACGCAACGGCTTTAACATGGAGGCCGCTATCAAGAAGTATCAGGAATCTCAGCAAGCACATATCGACGCCTTCGTTGAAGAGCAACGTAGTCGTGGTGCGAGCTTCCCGACTCATAACCGGAACGCCGGTACTCCTCCGCCTGTGGGCGAGAAAGAGGAATGGGTTGGCGATTCCGCTAAGACCTCTGAGGCTGTTAAAGCGTGGCTTCGAGGTAAGTCTGGCCAAGCCAGTTAGTTCCCCGACAGGATACCAGTGCCCCCGATTTGCAAAGTCGGGGGCACTGTGTGTATAATGGTGCTCGTTGGTCGAGAGGCTTGATGCCCGGTACCGACATGATGTCAACAGCGAGATGCTAGCGACAACCCAGATTATGTTACACTATTTCACCATCTCCCTTAACGTCCCTGAAAGGACATCATGTCACAGACCACAGCCAACGCTGACGCAGCATTGAAGGAGTTTTATCTCCCGACGATGCGTGATCAGATCAACAACTCGATGGACATTCTTAACAGTGTCTCTCGCAACACTGAAGACATTGAAGGCCGTAGAGCCATCTTGTCTCTCCACACTGGACGTTCGTCTGGTGTTGGCGCCCGTGCAGAGTCAGGTACCTTGGCTGCGGCCGGTTACCAACGCTCCGCTGAAGAGCGCATTTCGGTTTACATGCAGACTGCCCGTATCGAGGTCACCGTCAAGGCGATCAAGGCTATGGCTTCTGACGAAGGTTCGTTCACCCGAGCGGTAGACTTCGAGACCAAAGGCATTGTCAACGACGCCAAGTTTGACGTTTCTCGTCAGGTCTTCGGTACCAGCGACGGTGTCATTGCTTCGTGTGCTTCGGAAGCTGCCAACGTCATTACGCTTGGCACTGCTACCACTGCCACACAGATGCGTCAGTTCTACAAGAACATGACCATCGACCTCGGTACGGTAGCTAACCCTACCCTCAAGGGTAGCTCGCTTGTCATCACTGCGGTTGACAAGACTAACCTGACTCTCACTGTAACCGGAACCATTTCCGGTGCTGCTGTCACCACGACTGACCGGGTATTCCGGGCGGGCGCTGGCGGCGCTGCTGGTGGCCTCGGTCAGCTTGAGATCACTGGTCTTGCCGACATTGTCGCTTCTTCCGGTACCCTCCACAACGTCAACCCGACCACCGATCCTGAGTGGGTTTCATACGTAAACTCGAACAGCGGCACCAACCGTGCAGCTACTGACAACCTGTTCGAGACCGCTATGGATGAGGTCTTCCTTGAAGGCGGAGAGGATCCTGATTGGATCCTTACCAGCTTCGGTGTGCAGCGTGGCTACGCTGCCGGTCTGAAGAGCCAGAAGCGCTTCGACGGCGATCCTCTCGTCCTCTCGGGTGGTTTCAAGGCTCCTTCAATCACGACTCCTCGTGGCCAGATCGCCTTCATGGTCGATCGTTTCTGCACCGAGAACACAGCGTACGTACTTAACTCGTCTCACCTGATCGAGTTCGTGCTGGACGACTGGAACTTCATGGATGAGGACGGTAGCGTCCTTAGCCGTGTCTCGAATGCTGCGGCTTACGAAGCGGCTATGCTCAAGTTCCATGAGCTTGCTACTGACAAGCGTAACGCACACGGTGTGATCCAGGATCTCACTGAAGGCTAATCTCCACTGTGCGGTAGTGGATTGTGGTAGTGCCCCCGGCTTCGGTCGGGGGCATTGCTGTTGACATGCATAAGTATGTGTGCCAAAATATGAGGGTCCCCCAATGAAAGGCGAGCCATATGGCCGTTACTACATCAATCACAAAGCAAGGGGTTATCGGTGATCTCGAATATGGCATCGTTGAAGTTACCCCTGATACCGACAACTATCCGTCTGGTGGCGAAGCTATCGCCTTCAATACAGTGCTGTCGTGGAATACCAGTGTCACTCCTGTAGTTCTTTCAGTGAGTAACAGTGCGGGCACAGGCTACGTCCCTCAGTGGAAGTCGTCTACTGCTAAGGTTCTTCTCTTTGAGGCTGGCGCTGACGGTGCCGCTCTCGATGAAGTTGTGACCGGTGACATGTCCGCTAACACGATGACGTTCTTCGTCGTCGCTAACTACTAACCCCTCAAGATAGGATCATATTATGGCAGCAACAATCAACGCAGAGTTTGCACGATGGAAGACCCGCGACGTAGTTGGAGCGGACGAAAAGCAATTTGCCCTTTATCAGGTAATCCTTGATAGCTCATATCCGTCTGGCGGCGAGTCTGCGGACTTCACGTCTCTCGCTCCGTTCTCAGCCGTTGACGCTGTGTTCATCGTCGGAGTGGACGCTGGCGGCTACGTTATCGAGTGGGACGAATCAGCGTCTAAGCTCGTTGCGTACGAGGCGGGTGCAGATGCGGCCGCTTTGGATGAGGTCGGTGCCGCTACTGACCTCTCGGCTGTGACTGTAAACGTCCTGGTTCTGGGCGACGCCTAATGTCTGTTGGCCCCGCACGGTCAGACATGATTCAGGTTGGTGATCAAACCTTTAGGCTCTGCAATGGGCCGGGGTTTGACATCATCCGAACTCAGATCCAAGAGATCGACCCTAACTTGGAGTTGGCTCACCCGGAGTACGCTCCGCAGGGTTGGGCTGTTCTGTGGAACGGTTACGATGGACAGTGGCACGCTGTCACGATCAACACGTCCGGGGATCCCCGCCAGCTTATTATGCTGCCCGAGATCCTCCGCCGTCGAGATCAGGAATCGCCTGTCAATAGCCGCATCTCGGCCTTCGAGCGTGACGTTAAGCAGCAGGAGTTAGATCATGCTGCACGTGAAGCTGAAGCGGATGCTGCTGTGTCTGAAGCTATGCAACGTGTGTATCACGGCCTCCGTAAGGACGTCGGATATCACTACGGTGTAACATCCAAACAGTACTTTACGTTCGGAACTAATCACGCAGCAGATTAACGTGGTATGATAGCGTCATGGCCCAAGACCTTGATGATATCAAACTGAACGCTCTCGACGTGTTTGGGTACAATTCTTCTGACCCTTTACTCGATGCCACCACCCTGACACGGCTAGTCAACTCCGCTCTTCAGCAACTGTCGACGGAGTTTGACTGGCCGTGGCTGTACGCTGAGGGCACGATCACCACTGTGGCAGGTACCACCGACTACGCCGTACCTACCAACTGGTCACGCACCAAGTGGTTGTCCATCGAGGAAGATGAGCTTCTGTTCCGCAGCTTGCGGGACCTTCGACGCATCATCGGTGACACAACGGTTACTCGGCAACCCACTTTCTACACTACTGTAGGCGACACGTCGGTTCGGCTCGGCCCGATCCCTGACGCTGTGTACACGGTAGACCACGGCTACTTCAAGCAGGAAGCTGCACTGTCTGCGGGCGGAGACGCACCTCTGCTGGACAGTGCGTATGATGACATGCTGGTCATGTTCGTAGCTAAGAAGCTAGCTATCCGTAAGGGCGAGACACGTGACATCAACGGGGCTCAGCGAGAGATCGACACGTGGCTTAAACGGACACGTGACAATGTGCGTCGCACGAGCGCATTCCCTAG